GCATCGAGGGTATATCCTTCCCACTTCATCCAATCATCATTGGGGAATAGGGCGCTATTGTAGTTTGCGTGTAGGTTATCCCTGATCTGGCACAGCTTAGGCAACGTAGTCTTGTTCTTCCAAGGCAGTGTTGCATTACTGGTAGTAGCTGTGTCTGTAGCGAAGACATAGTTACGTATCTCCATCTTCTCATCGAGCCATGTACGACGCTGGTTGTTCCAGTTGTCCCATTGCTGTACGATATTAGCCGCTAGGTCGTCTGGTGACAATACACCCTCTAGTTCTAGTACGCGATCGTCTATCATCTAAAAGCTACTCCACCGAATCTACTGTTAAATTTAACCACATTGCTTTTCTCTCTGTTAATACCTGTTCGCTGCTTAGGCTTCACTGCTATCTCGATAACAGATGCTAGGCAATCCTTTATATCATCGTGCTGTGGTCTTGCTAATACTAATTCTTCTTCCAGTGCTGGGACATACCCGCCCTTGTAGTGCCACACAGAGAGGTTCTCATAGCGTGGCTCTAGTACAGCAGCCATCCTCTCTACCTTACTACCCTGATGACGGTTGGGTCTGTTGTCATCAATGGAAAGGCTGTCTCCATTCTCACGTATACGATCTTTGAGATCCCCTACGATGATGCTCTGTGCTGCTGTTACCTCTGCACGTAGCTTCCTGAATCCCCATCGTGAGTGCATCTCACTGATCTTGTCGTAATACATGCTGATCTTGTCTGTCTTAAATCTGTCTATGTCCAGCAGATAGATGTGTCCGTCTGCTGCCATACCTATTACTACGATGGCTGTGAAGTCAGCCTTAGCATTGATGGTGTATGCAAAGTCAATAGCTGCATAGACATTCAACACCTTCTCTTTGAAGAACCACTTGCCACTCTGGTGAGTGAGATGCTTCTTGTCGTAGTATTGAAACTTTGTATAGTCTAGCCTGTTGGACTCAGGGTCATTAGGATCGTTGTAATATTGAGCATGGAACTGAGTCCTATCTGAGTACATAGCACTGATACGTGCCAGCTCCTTCTTGTTAAATCCAAATGCCTTACCATCATCCCTCGCTGCTCTGGGCCATAAGAACACCCCTTCTGTTTCTACCACCTCTTCCAAGATTGTCCATAGCGGCTGCTCGTCTATGATCTCCTCATCCTCATCGTACACAGGGATCACTTGCTTCTTCCACTCATTGTACTGGTCAGCTGGGTGGTAACGTGTACCACATGCTTTAGTCATCCCACCTGTGTTCAGGATAGATGCCATCTGACTCATAGACGCTGCTGTCTTCTTGCGTCCGTCTGCTGTGTAGGCATTGTCTGGCACTACTACATCATCCGGCACTATAATGTCAGCATGCCAACCAGTAGTGTTCGTGGTTAAGCCTGCTGTACGAATAGTGTAGTCCCTTACGCCTTCCTCCTTTCTTGTCGGGTGGTCTACTGCGATAGCTGTAGTGGCCCACTTCTCACGCTTGCCCTCATCAGGGGCAATCATCTCAGGCCAGTATCTCCGATATACAGGAGAGGCTATCATGTTCTTTATAGCATAGAGCTGTGTCTCTGCTAGGTCAGCCGTAGCTGATATGTATAAGATGGTTGTCTCAGGGTGCTTAGTCACCCACCATGCTGCCCACACTGCTAGACAGTGGCTCTTCAAGTGTCCACGTGGCAGGAGGAGCAGCTGGTTAGGATGTGATTCATCCATCAACCATTTGAATACTCGCTTGTGTACGTCCCCGTACAAGTATCGAGGATTAACTAGAGCAGCAAACGTCCCAAGGTCATTGAGGGCCAGCTCTCTTATCTCATCTTTAGTGCTCATCTGTTACCACCAAACTTCCAAAGGCATAGCTTTCTAATTTCCCTGCCTCTTTCTCAGCTTCAGCAAGTATTGCTTTCTTCACAAACTCGTAAGGTAAGTCAGGATTATCTTCCATGATTTCTTGTTCAGTGGACACCGCGAATCCTTTCTAGGTCAGACTCAACAGCCTTCTGTACGTTAGCACGTTGCTTACGCTCACCAGCCACCTCTTCATTAGAAGGTCTACCTGCTGTACGCTTCTCTGTCCAGCCCTTGTCAGCCAGCCACTTGGCAGCCTGTAGTGCCCCCTTACCTTCACTGTATGCTTCCATCATAACGCCTCTCACGCCCTGTGAGCGTAGCTTAACCTCAAGCTCCTCTCTCCATGCAGCGATGTAGGGGTGTAGGTTGGTGGTCTTCTCACACAGACGCTTCCAATGTGCCCAACTAGCGAAGCATTTCTTAGCAAACTCATACTCTGTTGGGTCTGCTATCTCTAGGTAGAGCTTCTTGATAGACTTGTAGTGCTTACCATGATGCTCATAGTCATCTTCCTTCAGCGTGTAGATAGCGTTGTCTGTGCTACCATAGCATAGCTCAAGGAACAGAGCCTGTGTGTACAGGTTGCCAGATACGGGGTCTTTAAAGTTGTTTGCCATTTAATATCCTGTGTTCTGTTTAATATCCTAGAGGTCTTTGGTTTATAACAGCCTACGTTTCGTTGTCAGACCTGCTGACTTCTACCCATTTACTTCCGTTCCAGAGAAGGGTTATGGTGTCGTAAGAGTGTGTTAGGTCGAAGTCGGAGGCTAGTGCTATATTACCAGTCTCTCTTACTTGTACGGTATCTGCATTATCAGAGGGTGTAAGTGTGACAGACATCCCTACATAACCACCAGAGATAGTATCTAAAATATCTGATGAAGCTGAAGCCTCTGTTGCAACCCTCAAAGCTGTGTCTTTTGCTTGGATAGCTCCACCACTTATGGTTTCCAAAGTCAGCGCAGTCTTGTCGTCATAGTTCCCAAAGTAAAGGATATTAGTGTTCGTTATCTCGTAGAAGGAAGCAGCAGCATTCGTAAGGAAATTATCAGACACGACAACAACCCCTGTGGTGTCCTGTACTCTTAAACAGTTATTTGTACATTGATCTACTTTGTTCCCGCTCACCTTCCAATCAACACCAGAGTCTATTTCTATGCCTCTGTTGCTCATATCGTTTACAACATTTCCTACTACAGATCCACTAAGTGCTGGATTAGAGCTTTGCACCCAGATACCTAATTGAGCTGCTGTGTTGATTATGTTGTTACTTAACAGACAGTCTCCTATGCAAGTTGCTACAACTATACCACTATCGACTGTGACGTTAGTGATTGAGTTCCCTGAGCAGATAAAAGAATTACAGTTAGACAGATCAACAGCAACACCTGTAGAGTTTGCTATTACGTTATTTGTTACAGACACATACTTGTGTTCATCCCCTACATTCGGAACTAACGATGTAGTGTTTCCGTTTACTACAATACCCTTGCAAGCTGTACTTCCTGTGAGATCAAGTATGTTACCTGTGATAAGTGTTCCGTCTTTGGCCGAGGCAATTACCGACCTAAACATAGTTATTGCACCTGAAGATCCAGTTATCTCAAGCACACTATTATTAGCAATTATCGCATAGCCAGTATCAGCCTTTAATGCCAAGGCTCTTCCTTGGGAGTTGTAAAGTGTGTTTCCAGTGAATACCATCTGCCTTGAGCTAGAATAACTCTCAATAGCGGCTAGGTTGTTTGAAGCGTCTCGACCACAGAAGTGAAGTATGTTGTTGCTAACAAGCAACGTACCTTGGTTATCTACTTCTGTAGAAGAAGAACCTAAAAGGCAAAACGACACACCTGTGCCTGCTGGCTTAGAGCCAAAGTTAGCTAGGTTGTTTGTTACAACAGCATTTCCTGCATCTGTGATTGTAATATAACGAGGATCGTATCCTGCCGATCCGTCTTGTCCACCTAAGAACTGGCAGTGCGATACGTCTACAAAGTTAGTATCAGCCGTTAGCTGAGATGTACCCGTCATACGGATAGAGCAATACTCTTGGTTTTTAAAAACACAATGAGTAGCCTCAAGTGTGTTTGGCTCAGACGCTGAACTTGCTGCATCATATCTGATAATGTAGGCGTATTGTTCCGATGTTTGAGCAGCCTGATTGCCATCAAAAGTGAGATCACGTACTGCTAAATTAACGCTTGCTGTAGTACAGGTAAACATATTACCTGCTGTAGCGTCTAGCTTCTTAAACACGCTGCCCGACCCTTCTCCGTACAGTATTGTATCTTTAGTAATGTTTAAATTGCTGTGTCGATACACACCTTCAGGGACGAACACTCGACCACCTATAGCTACAGCAGCCTGTATAGCAGCCGTATCATCTGTAACACCATCCCCTACAGCTCCAAAGTCCTTGACATTAACAACATCTTCCAGCTTAGCCTGTAGTGTACGCTCTACACCACCAGTGCCTGAGTTGGTGAAGTCTACATGGTCAGCATGTATGCTTCCCCAGCTTGCAGCAGAGCCGTCTGTAGTAAGCGCCTTATC